AAAGTCAATACAAAATGAACCAAAAAACGGGAGCGTTTTCCTGCAAAAAATGAGAGCGTTTGCCTGCAAAAAACGGGAGCGTCTGCCTGCAAGATTTAAAATGAAGTGGCTCCCGTGCATGGCGTGGGCGTTGGGCGCTGGTCGGCAGCTGGTCGGCAGCTGGTCGCGGATCCGCAGCGCCAGGCGTAAAAAAACCCCTAGGGGTTAGCTAGGGGCGGCGGGGTAGTGGTTAACTAAAGATCAAGCCAATACGCCACGATGCCGGCCAATATAAGGCCAATAAAAATAAATATCATGTGCTTATTTTCCCGTTGTAACGCGCCGCGAATAGCTGCGCGCTTGTTTTATTAGTAAAACGAATACTATAGTCTTCGCCTTGAATTGTGTAGCGGACAATGTACATATTAAAACCCCCCTGTACGGTAGATATAAATAAGCGCAAGGCCTAAGCCCATGGCGGCCATGAAAAGGCCGCCTAATAAGTAATCAATAAATGTCTTCATATTTTCCTTTAAATTAAAATGTACAGCAGCCGCAGCACGGCGCGTCTTCGCAGCGCCCGCGTGCATTCCTTACTTCATGCGAAGCTTTACCCTGGTTATAAAATGTAAACGTGTCAACGGTTTTAAAGTAAGGCGGCTTACGTTTTACCTTATACTTTTTATTTTGTTTAGTATCCGCTAACCCGTATTTTTCAATTTCCTGCAATAAACTCATGTTATCCCCCTAATTAATGTATTGGCTTATAAAAAGCCCTATGATCACGCCATATAAGACGGGAAGCGCAAAATTAAGCATATTACGCCGCCTTTAAATAAAAGATCTTACTAGCGGCTTTTTTGGCGCTGCCATGGGCCTTAAAACCTATAATCACCGCGCGGGTAACATTTGCGCATAATTTACAAGTGCTGCAGCTTACATTGTCGCGGGTTTGAGCGGGGCATACAATTACAGTATTACCAGCTGGCGTGATACTTTTATCCGCGTAATCTTCGGGTAACAGGGTTACGACGGGGCCAATATTCAATTTAACTAGCTTATCCGCTTGCGCTAGATTATCCGCGCTCAAATTGATCGTAAACCCGCTTTTGTTAGCAGCTTTTACCAGGGCTTTATTTACTAACGCGATTGGATCGCGGCCCAGTACTGGCTTATGAGTGTAAGTAAATCCGTTAGCAGCTGCCGCCTGGTTAGCTTTTACCAGGGAGCCTAATTTGCTTTTATCGATCTTATTACCCGCGCCTGGTAAATCGCCCGCCTGGTTATGGCGCCATAATTGGCCTATCTCGAATTGTTTAATCTGGTTTAAAAATTCATTCCACACGCCGCCGCGCTGTTTAGTACTAACCTTATTCCAATGTAAGGCAAGCGGCCCGCTTTTAGCATAGCAGCTTGTTTTATGCGGGCAGCCAGGCGGGCAGCTTTTTTGCTCTGTAGTGCTAACGGGGATCGGCCCCGTTTTCACGTTAGCGGATTTTAATGTCAAATGTACTTGCATTGTTTAGTTTCCTTTAGTTTAGTTTATTGATCGTTAAAATAACAATCCAATAAGCGCCAGGCGGCGCCTATTAGCTTATTACTTAGGTAATATACAACCAGGGAAAGCGCGCGCATGATCGCGCAGCTGCGCAACAAATTGAAACATAGCTACATAATCACCATTAAATATTTCAGGATAAGCGCCCAAAGGGCGGCAAGTATCCGAGTAATCATAAGCATCGATTATTGATTCACGATCTAATGTAGCCTCTGGTAAAACATAATCTAACCCGCGGTCAACGTCAACCATGATAACTACGCCATTGTGTATCGCTGCTGCGATCCGCTGCCCGTTATCACTGTATTGGCGGCCTGTATTAAAGCTAATTATTTTATTGATTTGCATTTTGTTTTCCTTTGTTTAGTTAATTACCACGAAATAAAATCTTCTTGTTGTCTTTCAAATATTTCTAATGCTTGTTCAATTGCCATTTGCTCTGTAATACCTTTTTCAAGATATGGTGAATAGTCAACGGGCGCAATTTTGTACCCGTTATCTTTAGATAAATATCTTGCTTGCGTTATGTATTGTTGCATTTTGTTTGCCTTTCTTTCTGTTTGTTTGTTGCGTACTGCTATTAGAGGGTATCATGCTTTTTTAACTATTGCAACATATATTGTTGCAAATACAACAAATAAGTAAAAAATTGTCAAAATATTGGCTCTAATTGTCATTTGACAATGATGGAATGACAATTGGCACGGTCAATGGGCGCAAAGCGCAAAGGGTTTTATAGGTCAAATTGTCATTTATTTAACTAGATATAAGTAAATTAAAATTAGTAAATATAGCTTGTATAAGTAGCGACTAAAATAGGAATGACAATTGACCTATATGACCTATAATTCCCCCGCGCTATGCCGGCGCCAAAAATCCCTAAACTAGTTTATATGTCATATTGTCATTTGACAATTTGACTTATAAGTAAGAGCCTAAGCGCTAATTATTTTCTAATGACAATTTGACAATGTGACAATGGCCGCGCCATGATTGCATGATCGCGCGCCGCCCGCTGCCCCCCGCTTTTTTGCTGCCGCCTGCTGCCGGTCGGTCGGTTGCTGCTGGCCGGTCGGTTGCTGGCCGGCGGCCTGCTGGCTTTCCGGCCGGCGGCAATTTTTGAGGGGGGGGTAGGGCCGGCGACCGACCGGTCACGCTGCCGGAGGGTTTGCGCAAACTTTTTATTTTTTTATAAAAAATCTATGCTAATATTCCACCATGTTTGATAACTTTCATTCCTATGTGTATGAGCCACGCAAGCTAGAGGCTACCGAGGCTAGATTGCAACGCATATACGACGCTGCCAAGTTAGGACTTAAAGGCGACACACTTGCCTTAGCAGCAGGGATGCGCCCTACCGAATACCGACAGCTCACGCAACTAGATCCCATTGCCGAGTACGCTGAACAAAAAGGCAAAGCTGATGGCGAGATGGAGTTATCAGCGATACTGCACAAAGCCGCCGCTGATGGCGACGCTAAAGCTGCGCTAGAAATCCTCAAGCACCAGCACGGCTGGGTAGCTAAACAACAACTGTCGATAGATGTTGAGCAGCGCATCTCGATCACAGCCGCACTTGAACAAGCCGAAACGCGCGTCATCGAAGGCGTGTTCAAACAAGTGGACGACCAAGAAGCGTTCCACGTGAAACCTCAACTCAAACAAAAGGTAGCGTAATGGCGGATAAAAGACAGAATGTTAATTCGTTAAGCAAGATGTTGTTTAACGATGATTCGTATGACCGTTACCCTGGCATGAACAATGAGCTGCGTAATATGCTAATGATGCAAGAAACGATGGGGCCTGAAACTAGATCGAGCAACCCGAATGTTGCGCCTTACGGTGGCGAGCGTCAGTTCTTGCCAGCAACCAACATACCGCTACGCAACGATCCGAATGTGGATTTGAATTTGTTTACGCCGCAACCACCGCCTCAGTTCAATACGTCAATTCGTGATGAGCGAGCGCAGCAGTTAATGCAAGATGTACCGCAAGGAACTAACATCTATAACCAAGGGCCAATGAATATGCCACAGGCATTATTGGGGCAACTGCGTGGAAGTACATCGCTTGGCCCAGGCATGGCGCGTGTTGGCGCAACGGGTATAGCGGTACAGATGCCAGATGGTTCAATCAAGTATATGCCCAATATGTATGACGCAGGTTATGGTATGCCGTTCTTGGGTGGTAGGCTAGATGTGTCAGGTAACATGGGCGCACAAACAATGCCTAAACGAATGTACGGTGGAAACATACGTTTTAGCAAAGAATTTGATTAATGCAATCTACCATCTACTCAGCGCAAGACGAACAAGAATTAATGTCACGCCTGTGGAGTCCTGCGATTAAGGACAACCCGCTAGCGTTTGTGATGTATTGCTACCCGTGGTCGCAACAGGGTACGCCGCTAGAGAATTTCACAGGGCCACGCAAGTGGCAACGTGAGATCTTACTAGACATCGCCGAACATATTAAGCAGAACCAAGGCAAGTTGGACTTCGATGTATTGCGAGAAGCGGTAGCGTCTGGGCGTGGAATTGGTAAGTCGGCGCTAGTCTCATGGCTAGAACATTGGATGTTAACGACACGGATCGGCGCAACCGTCATCGTGTCGGCTAACTCGGAATCGCAGCTGCGCAGCGTCACCTGGGCGGAGATCACTAAGTGGTTATCCATGTCGATCAACAGCCATTGGTTTGAGGTATCGGCAACACGGGTGATGCCAGCCTACTGGTTGACTGAGCTAGTCGAGCGTGATCTGAATAAAGGCACACGGTATTGGGGTGTTGAAGGACGACTGTGGTCGGCGGAGAATCCTGATGCTTACGCAGGGGTTCACAACTACGACGGGGTAATGGTTATATTTGATGAGGCAAGCGGTATTGATGATTCTATCTGGGCGGTGACATCTGGGTTCTTCACAGAGAATACGCCCAACAGGTTTTGGATGGCGTTTAGCAACCCACGGCGCAACTCGGGTTATTTTTATGAAGCGTTCCACTCCAAGCGGGAGTTTTGGAAAAACCGCAACATTGACTCACGCCAAGTCGAAGGTACAGACAAGAACGTGTACGAACAGATCATCGCTGAGTACGGTTCTGACTCGGTGCAAGCCCACGTCGAAGTGTACGGTATGTTCCCGAATGCGTCCGATGATCAATTCATCAGCGTCAACACAGTCGAAGAAGCTATGCAACGGGAAAAGTACAAGGACAATACTGCGCCCATCATCATTGGGGTTGACCCTGCACGGTTTGGGTCGGACTCAACCGTTATTGCTGTCAGACAAGGGCGGGATGTGATAGCCATCAAGCGGCACAAAGGTGACGATACGATGGAAACAGTTGGGCGGGTGATCGAGGCCATCGAGGAATATCAGCCAACGCTAGTCAACATTGACGAAGGTGGGCTAGGAGCTGGTGTAGTGGATAGGCTGAAAGAGCAACGGTACAAGATCAAAGGGGTTAACTTCGGGAACAAAGCGAAAAACAGTATGATGTACGGTAACAAACGGGCGGAGATGTGGGGCGATATGCGAGAATGGCTCAAGTCAGCCAGCGTGCCTACGGATCGGTATTTGAAAAGTGATCTGATCTCGCCCATGATGAAGCCTGATAGCAAGGG